CTAGGAAGTCTATTAACATGCACAGGAGCAAATTTACATCCAGGACTTCTTAGTTCAGAAACTTGTTGTAGACCACCCCAATATTTTTTAACTTCGTTATCATAAAATTCTTGTAGTGGAAGCGCATCTAATGGAAATTGAATTCCGCCATGAATTCCTTTTTTACTTAAAGGTCCAGAAGTATATAAAAGGAATGCATTTTTAAACTCAAATATACGATCAAATGATAATCCTGGATATTCCGCATATTTAGCTTCTAGTTGTGGCCAAAATTGATCTTGTTTAACTTTATTAATCCATGCAGTTGTTAAACCGCTTACTAACGACATTAATCTCCATAATATACTTGAATCTGCTCCTAGTCCAACACCCCATCGTAATTCGTGGTCATTAAATATTATATCAACACAAGGAGATGGTGGAACATATCGATTACCATTAATGGTTATTCCATCATAGACAAAATCGAATAATTTATTCCAACCACCAACATAAGTTGTTCCAAATTTTCCTGCAAAATTTTCTCTGCCTGTAAATCCGGTAGCAGAATATGCAGTATATCCTAACATATCTGTTACCAAATTAGGAGTAAATGGAGATGGTATCACATAAGTATTTCCGTTGTGGAATATGTTGTAACAATCCATATAAGTCTGTAATCTCATCTTATCAAAAGTATCAAGATAATCTAGGTTAAGAACATCTGGTAATGTAGATCCAGAAAAAATACCAGAATCAAATAACATATTAGCTGGATTATTAGTACCAAAAGCAGTTATTTGCCAAGCTCTTAATCCAGTAGCTCCTCTAGAAGGATATAGTTTTTGTGTAAATGTTGGATCAAATAAAGTTCTAAAAGATGGACTAGCCTGAGAATGGGTTACTCCAGTTGAATATTTTCCGCTATCTGGATATCTGTTTTGATTGTTTCTATCGAAAATAAATCCACTGAATCCTGGTTCTATTGTTATACCAGCACTCGGATATGAACCTATACTTATAGTACTGGTAGTACCATTCCATCCCCAAAATCCATTGATATAATAAGAATTAGAACCATATGTTGCTTGAAACATATCTTCGCTGGTTCTTCTATTTGCTAGTGTTCCTTGAGTAGTACCATATACTTCAGCACCTTGATTTGCATATAAATTTACATTTGCTCCCGGTCGCATATAGATAGCCAATGCAGGTAACACTCTGTTCTGATCATAGCTTATTCCAGCCCATAATCCATTGTGTATAACACTACCAAAAGGAATTTGAGGATTGGCTATAGTATCTGCTCTGAATGTCAAACCATATGCATAATAATATTCAAGTAGTCCAGGGGTTTTAATATTTAAATCATTATATGAACCATAATTATAGGCTAAAACAAGATTATTACCTCTAGCAAATTGCGTAACACCACTCTGCGTAAAATAATAATGGTTGGAAGACAGCAAATCGTTAAAAGAAGTTCCAGCAAAATTAGCTTGTCGCAGTAAAGAAATATTTCCGCTAGCGGAGCGTATTTCAATTGCAGGAGAACTGTCTGATACTGTTCCAAAAAATACTCTTACATAAAGTTGTTGTAGCAACGGAGCATTTGCGGGTATTGTAAATGTAACACTATTAGTTCCATCCCCAACATCAAATGCTTCAGGATCGTATGTTATTTCTTGATTGTATGTGGTTAGATTGGTGAGCAGAATTGTGGGATTTCTTGGGAAGATCCCTCCCTGTCTCCAAGTAACTGTTATCGATTGATTGTTCAGATATAAATCATCATTAGTTTGAACATCTGTGATGAATTGCAAGAAGCTATCTTGTGTATTGAGATTGAAATCAGTTGTTAGAATTGGAGTAGCTTCTCGTTCTGGACCGAACAAATAAGAACGCATGACAAACTGCAAAGTGCTAACTACAGTTCTACGATTTCCGAATCCGCCTTCATAATCGTTTCCAATCTTTGAAGCAACCAAATTGATTGGAACATCGATTCCTCTTGTAAGAGTCTTATCAAAGTCCATTGTCAGAATATATTCTGGAGTAAAATATGGAGCAATTTGTTCTATAATCTGGAAATTTTCTTCAATATTTCTAGTATAGACTGTAAGATTGAATTGCATCAAGCAAGGATATTCACCAATTTTTATCTTTGCTTTTGTTTCTCCATCTTCCTGATAAAATAATTTATTAAACTCAAGTTTATTTCTATGTCTCTGCGTATCATATTGCAGATTAGACATATCAAAACTCATCATAGGAAGAGTTATTTGAAGCTTATCTTTTTCAGAAATACTTGATGGATTTTGTAAGCGGCTAATGTACTTTTCTTTTCCACCATAAACAAGAGGAACTTTGATTTTTTTAGAATCAGAATCATCCTCTCTATTGACATAAATGTTATTAAATAGCGAAGCAAATGCTATCGTGTTCTTTTTAATGCAATCGTTATAAAATGAATCAAACATTGTTATCCTGTATTATAGCTTTCTTTGAACTTCTTTCTTTATTTATCATGTCTTGAAGATCCAAAGTTGAACCCACAAATATTGCATTGTTTGTTTGTTTAATTGTGGTTTTTTCACTTTCACTTACTTTAACATGAACATCCATAAGATCTTTATTGATTTCTGATAGGGCTTTAAGCATATTTGTAGCCACTTCATATGCTCTAGGCGAGTCTCCGTCTTGGGCTACCTGAAGAATGCCATCTAAAGCTAATTTACCTTTTTCGAGTATTTCTCTTATATTATCTCTAGCATATTCATAGTCATCATCTACATTCTTTTTTACAATGGAAGATTCTTTCTTCATTGTAGCTGGAGTTGAAATTTCTAAAAAAGTATTAAGTTTTTCTTTGTTCGTTATATCTGCCATTTAAATACCCTCTGAAAACGGATTATCCTCACTATAATCAATTAGGCTTGGCGTAACTCCCGTGTAGTAATCACTTACCAATAGATCAAAAGGATTATCGATATCTGAAATATTATCAGTTTCGGTGTTGTAATAGGTTACAACATTGGATGATGTAGCACCAGTCATAGATGCGGTTATACCAAATTCATTTGATACAACAATATCTCCAGAAATGAAAGTTCCTTTGATTGGAGATAGTGTAAGTTGCTTGACTCTTGTATTATAATTGACAATTGCTGCTGTCTTTGGCGATGAACCAAATGTATATCCGTTCTGATATAATTTGTCTCCTATGGTAAATTCGTTCATAAAAGTACCACCCGCCTCATTGACAAACAAAGAATATGTTTCTTTTGAACGATCCATAATCGTGTCCAATGGAGAGTCTGTATTGAATTCTTCGTGTGAGAAGACGAAAGTTTCGCAGAATAAAGTATAAGTGTATAATTTACCTAACTGATAAAACGGAGTTTCATGCTCAACAAAGTTGATTTCAAAAAAAGTTTTTGACAAAGGAAAGTAAATTAAATCACCTTCTCTTGGACGGGTTATATTAGTAAATCTTTCAGTTATTTCTTTGGTGAATCTCTTTTTCGAAACAACTAAAGTAACATCGTCCTTTACTTCAATTCCAAATCTGGAAGCCAAATCCCCTGCGCCACCAAATCCATTTACTGTAGCAGGATACATCTCTATTTCTATTTTATTACTAAAAGACGATAATGGATCTTCTCCATATAAAACAGAAATATTATTATATTCTCTTGGAATGTAAAAACAGTTCTTACCCATCATTTTGATCGTTTCAATAACGATGGATTCGGTTACATTTTGCTCGCCAGAATAATTATCTCTAAAGTAAGGATTAGTTGCCATTTTTATCCTGTCATGAAGTCAGGTGGATATTCATATGCAGATCTTACTTGTTCTTCAAGAATTGCTATTTCTTGTATTGCTTCTGAAAATATAGAAGATCCTCTTGTCACGATACCACCGGGTAACTGAACCCCATCAAACTTTGATAAGTTTGCTCCCCATTGTCTCTTTATAAGAGCAGTGACATACTTCTTAAGAAGAATATCGTTATAAATTTCTGGATATCTCTCAGGATCTAGAATCACATAAGCTTCCACAGCCAAATGGGTTCCGGCCTGCATGTCTGACCAGTCAGTTTCTATCTGAAGTTTATTTGTAACTTTTGAGAAGCGAATTGATCTTTCTGGATCAAACATCATCTCAATCATTCTGATATATCTTTTTGCGATATCATATGTGGCAACTGGAGTTGAGCCACTTGTATTTAAATTGGTATTAATACCAAAGAAGTCATTCAATGCCAATTGATATCGAATATCAAAAAAGTTATTTGAACTATGTGTACCAAATGGAAAAATTCTAATTATTGATAAAATATCACGGCCATCCGGTCTACCAGAAGGATCTGCTCCAACCATGGGACCAAATGCATTAGTATTAACATATTTACGGTCTATATCTTGCTGTGTAATTACATAATCAAAATAGCAACGATCCACCCCGTCAAAATGCCTTTCGGCAAAAAACTGGAGTGCATCGTCAAGCCTATCGTAGGCTTGCTGCATATCTACATTTATTTCGATTACAGGCGATCCTAGAGACCTAAAAGCGTAGTCTATTAAAGATTCTCTTGAGTTTGGTGCTGGCATACTATTATGTATGCTGCACTAAATTCCTTACTCAGATTTCTTAAATATGTCTTTTAGCTCTTCTTGTGATACTTGTTTTGACAAACCAAGAGCAGCCGGATTAAATTCGTGCTGTGTAACTGCAATTGATTGTACATCAGTAAAATCCATACTTTCGATGTAAAATTTTCTAGTTATAGGTTCATTTGCTTCATCTGGATTGCTTTGCTTATAATTAGAGAATCCAGGCATTGCAAGCGGACAAACTAGATGTGGAAAATCTAGCTTGGAATATTCTTCAGCCGTACCATTTAGCCATGTGGCCTTTTTATCGCCACAGCCACAACCACCGCAATAGAACTTTCCTTCAGTTGAAGATTGCTTTAAATGTTGACAAGGAGGAAGTTCTCCACCAGTCGATTCGTTTCCAAAACAGCTCAAAACTCTAAGTTGCTTTATTTCTTTTGGAGCCTTTTCTTTAGATAAACCTCTAGAGGCATATGCTAAAGCAAAACCTTGAATCATCGTATAAAGCTTTTTTACATCTGTTTTTCCTGACGAAATATCTCTAAAAATTCTCACTTTATTTCCATTATTATCTTTACCTTTATTACAACCACAACTCACGATTCACCTCCATTATGGATAAAATGTCAATCCGTTTAGATATGTAGCACTGTTAGTAACACCAGTAATTCCACTATTATAGAAGCTGAATACTGGTTCAAAATTTCCTGTAAATCCAGAAACTGTGCTATACATGGTGGAACTCAATGACACAATGTATCTATCAGCCCCGGGAATGCTTGGATCAGATGTCCCATCCGAATTATCTCCCAAATCATTACTTGAAGTAGCTCCACTATATCCTTCAGTCTTTGAAAGACCGACATAATAGTTTGTGGCTGGAGCTAATGAAAAGAATGTGCTTGCAGATCCAGGATTATCATAATGAACCCATGTTCGTAATCCTGCATCTGTTTTTACCAAGTACCATCCTGTTCTAAATTGAACTTGAATGGTATTTGTTGCTGTTTGGGTCAATCCTATTAATTTTGAATCGCTTCCTATAGTATCTGTCTTTGGATATAGAGGAATGGCTCCATCCCACTTAGGAAAGTCTAGGTTGTTACTAAAGCATTCTTTTGCCCAAGCACCAAGCATTTCAAAATTTAGAGTGTTGTCTAGTAATCTTTTTTCCTGTAACTCATTCAATTCAGATGCTTGTAGTGGATTACCCGGTTGGAAAGCAACTAATTGATTGTTTGAAAAACCAAAGGTAGAACCAACGTCAGAATCATATGTTCTGCTATAATATGGCGATTGTTTTAACGGAAAATCATTTGAATTGAATGGGGTGTTTGCCATGTTATGTTACCAATGTCTTGTATCCTAAAATATTGAATGATTCTTCTATGGTTTTCTTATCTGCACTTGTAGCTGCCGTCGAGCTAACATCAATTTTCACAGTATATGTATTTTCAGAATTCTTGTCTTGAATATTGTTTGTCGGCCCTATAGTAGTGGAATTT